ATATTCACAATTTAAAACATTAGAAGGGATCGGTATATTCAAACTTGTTTTAAAAGAAAACGGATTTGCAGAATTTAAATTAAGAAAATCTAACACCGGCGAATACTTATTATATATTGAAAATGAAAACATAGGAAAACCCATGTTTGCTGCGTATACTGGTTCTGAAACACCAGAAGAACGAGAAATCATTAAAAATGTTCTAAACAGCAACTGGAAATTAGTTCCTTCAAGTATTGTTAACCAACTAAACACTATATCAGAAAATAACTATTACGGAGATGTTATTAAAGTTCTAATGATTACTTCATCTGGAGCAGAAGGCATCAGCTTAAAAAACGTTAGATTCGTTCATATTATGGAACCTTATTGGCACCCCGTTAGACCACAACAAGTAATTGGTCGTGCTAGACGTATATGTAGTCATAATGACTTACCAAAAGAACTACAAACAGTTGACGTATTTCTATATTTAATGAAATTCACAGACAAACAAATTGAAAATATGTCTATCGATATTAAACTTAACGATCATAGCAAAAAAGATAAAAATCGTATACTTACCAGCGATGAATTCTTATATGAAATATCACAAATTAAAGAAGAATTAAATAAAGAACTACTCACAAACGTTAAACAATCATCTATTGATTGCAGTATTCATTCGCGCTCATCCTCAAAAGAAATAATCAACTGCTTTTCTATTGGAAATCCTAATAACAATAAAAATATTTATACACCAAATATCGCCAAACAAGAAACCGATAAATTAATGCAACTTAATAAAAAAACTATTGGCATAAAATTGTACAAAATTAAATCTACTAATTATGCTATAAATAAAGAAGACAACAAAATATATGATTATGACGCTTATAAAAAGGGCGATTTAGTATTAATAGGAAAATTAGAAACAGACGCTAATGGCAAAAATAAAATCGTTAAATTATAAAATTCCCATCTTTTGCATTATTAATTTCTGATTATTTAAAACTACATTCAGGAATTTATATATACTATCCATATCATTACTAGTATTATTACTAGAATGAATACTCTTTTCTTTACTATTGTCTTTATTAATTAAATTATCCATATCACTTAACGATACATTTGACGAATTTTGCTTATAAAAATCTTTATTTATTAAATTAAAATGACCATTATCTTTACGCTTATTATTTATATCAATAACATTTATATCATTTCCCAATAAATCCTCTATACTTGATATTTTTAACTTTGGAACAACCTCCTCTTCTAAACTAGCATTTTTTTCACTAACATTTTCACCACTATTTTTATTCTCCATTATATTATTGGTTTTTATTAAATTTTCGTCATTACCATCATTACCATCATTACCATCATTACCATCATTACTGTTTTTCACATTAATCTCTAGTTCTATATTTCTAGCCCGCTGCATAGATTCCAATAAAGAATTGATTTCACTATTGTCCATTGGATTGTCCGTTTTATCAGTAAAATCTATGTCTACCGGTCTAACGGGATTTAACATTTTATCCATAGAATTTTTGCGCGCCTCTAAATTTTTATCAAAAACCTCTATCTTTTCCCCCCTAAAGTCATCTTTCACATTTTTAGATTTAAACATATTCATTTTAAATACCTCAACTCTTTCTTTTGCATTCTTCAATATAGATTTATTACTCTCCATAATATCATTATTATTACCATTCTGTATCTCATCATTAATAGTTCTTTCAAATATACCTATTACCTCCTTTAACTTATCATTCGGAATATTCGCAAATTCCTTATTGTCATACAATATATTCCATAAAAATTCCTTGTTTTTTTGACTCGATATATAACTCATTTATTAATATATAATTATTTATTTTTATATATTAATTAACTAATTAATCACTAAAATTCACTAAACTTCTCCGAATATATATTATTTTATAAAAACAACTTAGAGATTTAAACAAAACTATATTTGGGACCCCAATCGAACTATTTCTCATTAAAATACTTTTTCCTATAATCCTTCATTTTTGTATCTGGAACCCTATTATTCTTAAAAAATGCCGGCGTTTTTGTTCCTTTTAATAACTCTATTATGAAATATAAACAAAAAATCGCACATTGACCATCACGCATTTGATGCACTTTTCCTTCATTTGTATCAAACTTCAAATTTATATTCATATTTGCCGCCTGCGATATTACCCGCTCCGCAAATTTCTTAATCTCTCGGGGTATCTTATCTCCATTCGAATCAAAATAAAATATAAATTCCTTATCTACATCTATAAATAAAGATACCCAATGTGAACCACCTTTATCATGAGGATCTAAATTAAATATTATACCTATCTTCGGATTCGTTTTTATATAATTCTTTAAATCAAATTTACATAACTTCTCCCAAACACACGTCCCAAATAACTTCTTATCATCAAAATCAATCGGAGATGGACCTATAAACACAAATTCCTTATATTTCTTCTCATATTGCTTCATTACTTCCAATATTTCTACACTAGACAACCACTCATATGGTTTACTCTTCCAAGAGTCCGGTGAAAATGGTCTAAATATATTTTTTATCATTACCTCCCTATTCATTTTTGAACTAAATGACCTATTCTTTAACCAACATAACTCATTATAACATTTATTATCTAGATTATTCCTTATAAATTCCCATATCTCCTTTGGTTCATTCGTATTCATCTTCTTTGAATTATTATCATTCCATAATTTCTTCATCATCAATAAATCATCATTCGAATAACACGACCTACCCTTCAATTCTTTCGTTACTTTATCCTTCTGTCTTGGAGCACATTTTAACGTTTTGAAATGCTTTTTTGCTTTTTTTATTGTTCTCGATTTAGACACCATATTGATATTTATTACTATTACTATATCAAAATATATTATTTTAAATTATTTCTCTTTTTTGGCAAAATTTTCTGTTTTATTGCCTTATTCTTTACATTAACAAAACTATCCAAATTTACCACCTTCTTATCCCGCTTATTATTCACCTCCACTAAACTTAAATCTATATTTACTATACTATTTGTTACATAATCATCGCCTACATTTTTACTCTTATTTACACAATCTATTAACTCATTTGATATCTCCTTCTTTAAATCATTATACTTTATATTTTCTATTAAACTCAATAAAAAATAATAAAAATAATTTTTATATTTCTTATTATCATTCTTACCCTTCAATAATGGTCTTATATTACCACTACTATCTAAATAACCATTCAATAATTTATTCATTTTTGATTTTATCTCCTTCCTATATCTTATTACATCATTAAATATATTTAAGTATTCTATATTCTTTTCATCTATATATTTATTATAAATCTCCTTATTTGTTAAATATAATAAATCTAAATTATTTATATTATTAGACATTAGTATAAATAATTATTATATATTCTTTAATTGAACACGAGTTGAATTATTGAAAATGCTGCTACCTATCATATTTGATATATTCGGATTGTAATCATTAAAACTTTCCTGTCTAAACATCGCTGACCCATCCAAATTCCTATTTATATTTATAAAATCTACATTATTTTGATATAAATCACTTGTTGTTGATGGAATATATTTCGCCTGATCCGCACTTTGTAAAGCAAAAAATTGATTTCTAAGAGAACTTTCCTTATCTATATTTGTAGAAAACCCACAAAAATGCGGTTTTCTATCACCCGGATAAAATGTTGTTTCAGTATTATATGTTTCATATGCTTTAATCGGCACATCCGTTTCTTTCTTATGATCTAAAATCGGAAATTTACTATACTTGGTATTTACACTTCTCGGACCAAAACTCGTTTCCAACATTTGTGATGGAATATTTCTCGAAAATATATTGTTATTTATTGACTCGTTTTTTTCAAAATTTTGTAATCTTACACTATTACTCATTTGATATAATCAAATATTTTTATTTTTAATATTAAATATATATTTAATTAATAATTAAAGACATATTTAATATTATATTAAGTTCTATTACTAAATGTGTGGGATTTTCGGATTAATTAACTACGACGGAAAATATAATACCCTCCAAAAAAATTTTATTAAAGGGGCTAAACGTGGTCCTGAATTTAGTTCTCTCCAAAAATATAATAATATATATCTCGGATTTCATCGATTGGCTATTGTTGGACTAAATGAAAAATCTAATCAACCAATCGAAATTGATAACATCGTTATTGTTTGTAATGGTGAAATTTATAATTATAAAGAATTGGCTAAAGAACATTTTATCGAATTAACTACCGATTCTGATTGTGAAATCATTTTACACATGTATAAATTATATGGTATTGAATACGCTTTACATATATTAGATGGAGTATTCTCTTTTATACTATACGACAAAAATATAGAAAAAATATTTGTTTCTCGTGATCCATACGGCATTAGACCTCTTTATTCTTTTTATGAAAACACAAATACTATCGGCTTTGCCAGTGAATTAAAAACTATATACAATTTGTGCATACAAAAAAGAAATATTCAATATTTCTTTCCTGGCACATATATAGTAATTAATAATATCTGCGATAAATATAATAATAATACCGTCACTTATTTTTATAAACATTATTGTTCATTTCCTATGAATAATATTTTATATAATGATGAAATACATAAACAAATTGTTCTTTATATGAATAATGCCGTTAAAAAAAGAGTCGTGGGGACTTGTGAAAGACCTATTGCATGTTTATTATCGGGCGGACTCGACAGTAGTTTAGTTGCCGCATTAGTCAGTAAATATTATTCTGGTGACAAAAAACTTAAAACATTCAGTATTGGTCTACCCGGTTCTGAAGACCTTAAATATGCTTCTATTGTAGCAAAACATATAGGCAGTGACCACCACGAAATTGTAGTAAGCGAAGATGACTTTTTTAATGCTATACCAGAAGTTATACACGCTATTGAATCATACGATACTACAACTGTTCGTGCTAGTGTTGGTAACTATCTAATTGGTAAATATATTAAAGAAAATAGTGATTGTAAAGTTGTTTTTAATGGTGATGGAGCAGATGAACTAATGGGCGGATATTTATATATGAAAAAAGCACCAAACGCATACGAATTTGATAAAGAATGTAAACTATTATTACACGATATTCATATGTTCGACGTTTTAAGAAGTGATAAATGTATTTCGTCACACGGATTAGAACCAAGAACACCCTTTTTAGACAAAAAATGGGTTGAATTTTATCTAACAATCGATAAAAATGTTCGATTTGATACTACCAAAAATAATTGCGAAAAATATCTCATTAGAAGTTCATTCTCTACTTATGAAAAAGACTTATTACCCAAAGAAATTTTGTGGAGAACCAAAGAAGCATTTAGCGATGGGGTAAGCAGCTTAAATAAATCCTGGTATGAAATTATACAGGAAAAATTAGAAAATCTTTATCTTAATGATAATTCAACATATAACTTAGAAAGTATACTAATTAACTTAATGAAAACCTACGAAAAACTTCCAATATCAAATAATATTCCAAAAACATTTGAACAAGCATATTATAGATATATCTATAATAAACACTATAGAGGAACCGATACTTTAATTGATTATTATTGGATGCCAAAATATGTTGACGCAAAAGACGCTAGCGCCAGAACACTTAAAATTTATAATGAAAACAATAATAATAATATACAAAAATTTGAAAAATAACAATAATATAATTATTTTTATATAAAAATTTATTTATTATATATATAAAAGATATAATAAATGAATATAGAACTACTCGAAAAAGCTCTCGAAAATGATACTAACTTATCTATTGTAAATACTAATATACAAACTATTAAGGCTAAAAAAAATGATATTCTACAACAATTAGGCATTAAAAATAGAGACAACCTCAAAGAATATCATTCTAAATTAAAAAATTATAGATACATCGAAAATATTAAAGAACTTAGAGATGGCGGTATTATACGATGGATTAATATAAATAAATTAGACGATATACATCTTTCTAGAACTGCTATATTATGTGATATTAAAATATTAGACAAAGGAATTGCTTTAGTCATACGACGGTTTGGTAATAGATATTTTACTATATACTTAAACGAAAATCTTATTTTTCAATATATAAACGATGAGGAAAATATATTACTTAAAGCAATCGATTATTTAAGTAAATAGTTATATAGAAACATCGATTGTTCAATTTCTGGATTTTTTACGTTTTTTTGTTTTTAATTTAAGTTTTCCTTTTTTTAATTTATAAATTTTATCTTCATTCTTATTAGATTCATTTTTCAATTTTAAAGTTGGTCCTTTCTTACAAGCAAAATTATATATACCCAGTTTTTTCTTCTCAACTACACTATTAACACATATAGCAATTGGACGTGCCTCATCTAATCCATCATCTGGAACTTTTTTTATACAACTACACAATTTTTGCGCAATAATTTTTTCAGTCATTTTTCTCAAAAATCTTATAGGTAAATCTTTATTAAAATCTATTACATAATAATTTAATATATCTATATAATCATTCTTACTTAATTTCATAATTATATTCTACATTATCTAAATATAATTTATTTTTGTAAATATTAAAATATTTATTTATATTAATTAGAAAATAAATATTTCATGACCGAAACTAAGTATGCGGTTGTTTTTGACCTTGACGAAACTTTGGGCGCATTCTCTCAACCATATAGATTTTGGTACTATCTTAAAAAATATTTAAGAGACGACGATCTTGATGATAAATATTTCTTCAACTTTTTAGATTTATTCCCAGAATTTATAAGAACAAATTTATTTAGCTTACTAAAAAATTTACGAGAGAAAAAGAAAAACAGATTATGTAATAATGTTATGATTTATACCAATAATAATGGACCGGCTTTTTGGGTTGACTTAATTAAATCATACTTTAATAAAAAACTAAAATATCCATTATTCGATCAAATTATAAGAGCATATAAAATAGGCAAAGAGAGAATAGAATTATGTAGAAATTCTGATGTAAAATCATACAGAGATTTTGTTACTTGCACTAAATTACCTGGTAATACAAGATTAATTTTTATAGATGATAAATTACATGAAGGTATGATACATAAAAATGTAAGATATGT